CGCAGCGTTGCCTTATCAGCTAGGCGAACTCTCAACGATCATCCCCCCGAACTGGAAACCCACAATCGTCGCGGCAGGATTGATTGCCACAATCGCGCTCCGCGTATGGAACGCGGCAACAGTGCCGCAAACCTCACAAGCACCACTATCATCAACAGAAATAAAAGCATGAATCCTAAACTAATTCTTACATCACTAGCAATCATCCTTGCCGCGGTTTCGTATGCCGGTTGGCCGACACTCGGAGCGGCAGTTATCATCCTCGCCGCTGCTAATTTCACACCGTGAAACGTTTCCTAGTTTTAGCGTTGTTTCTATCCGGTTGCGCCGATACCCAAACCTATCTCCAATCACCACAAGGCAAAGCCGTGTTGGCAACCGCAGAGACTATCGCGCATGTCGCCGCGACCGCTGCAGGAGGTCCGTTAGCCGGCGCAGGATTGGACGCACTCGCTGCCGTCGCGCAAGGATACATTGACCGACCGATCCCATCGGCAATCGTCAAAGCTTCGCCAGGTATTCAAGCGGTCGCCAATGCGGTCGCGCCATTGATCACAAGTTCGCCGGTAACTCAGACTGACGTGAATACGTTGTTTCAGGCCGCGGCAATCGCGGCGAAGAAATGAATCATGCTCAAATTACTTTTGCTGCTACAACTGGCGGCAATCATCGCGGTCAACATTCAAATCAGGAGAATCAATATGACGTTTGAAGAACTCGCAGCACAACTCGACGCGCTCGGCGCCCAGCTCAACAAAGCATTGCAGGAAATCATCACGGAGATTCAGGGGCTCGACAGTGTGCCTCAATCCGTGATCGACAAACTCACGGCAGCGCAAGCCGTCGCGCAGCAACTCGACGACCTGAATCCGGACCCGCCAAAGCCGAATCCTTGAGCGCAATCGCCAAGATTCAGGAAATCCTCGGAGTCACGCCAGATGGACTTTGGGGGCCGAAGACTCAGACCGCTCTCGATTCGCTCATTCAGGGCTATTCTGGCGACAGTGGATGGAATTCTACAACCGCAACGTCATTCGCCGATCCGGCAGATGTTGAAGCATTCAAGCGTTGCAAGGCGAAAGGCAAATCGGATCACGAATGCTTTGCTGTTGGCGACAACGGAATCGGTTCGTGGGGCGATCCAACGGTTGCCGGTTCGGGACCGTGCTGCGCGTTGCCCGAATCAGCGTGGAAACCGTTCGGAAGCTCGGCACGCGGTAAGCATGTAATCGTGCAGGTCAAAGACAAGACCGCCGAAGTCGAACTGCGAGACACGTCGGGCTCGCGCGATGTCGTGGACCTGAATCCGGACGCTTGTGCGTTACTTGGCCTAACGCCTCCGGTCAAGGAACCGGCGAGGTGGAAGTGGGCTTAGATTATCTGCGTCCAACCGTCTTTCTTCTGCCACATTTCAAAAGTGAACTCCGGCCAGTAGGTTTTAGCGTGGCGGAAGCGTTCGACGGCGCGCTCTCGGTTGCCTTTGATGAACGGGCCTTTGACTTCGATGAACGCAATCGGGTGCAGTGCGCGATTGACCTGAAACACCACGAAATCAGGCGTGTATTTCACATTGGCGAACCGGAGCGTGACACCCTCGAACTCGTAGCGCAAGATTTCACCGGTGCGCTTCTGAGCTTCAAGCCGTAGCGCAAACTCGCTTTCCGTCTTATTCATGCCGCATCGCAAGCCTACGCGCGTGCGTGCACGGGCGACATGAGGATTCAGCGCCGCACAACTATCGGACAGGTTGAGATTCACTGCATCGCCTCGATTCGATCATTGTGCGGCTTCACGATTTGCTCCGCGGTCTTCATCGCGCCGTAGCAAAGCAACCAGCCGAATCCCGCTGCCATTAGTGAGATAATCAATAGTTTCATATTGCCAACCGTTAGCTTGTGTCGTATTGGTTGTCAAATGACAGATCAAGAGACAATCATTAAGGCGGCCATGTCGATACTTGGAAGCCGGACGAGTAAGCGTAAGGCTGAGTCATCCCGAGCCAACGGAAAGAGGCGCAAAAAGAAAGTTAAAAATAAATCGCTTGACAAAGCTAACGGTTAGCTTATATTGATTGCATGAAAGAAAAATTAGACAGGATAATATCTATTGGCGGATGGAAGTCGGATGATCCGTGCGACAAGTCGCCGCGCGGTAAACACTCGATGCAAGACATCAGTTCTAAACCCGGCAGGGATTCCGGGGAGCGATTAGTGACATCGCAATGCAAGCACTGTGGCGGACTAATCGTAGATTGCCCCACGATTGCAATATGAAAACCGACATCATCTCCCGAATGGAAGCAAATCAGGCGCGGTTCGGACGCTTGCAGTTGGAAGACCGCAAAGACAATCGCTCCGACGATCAGAAAGCAATAGGAGCGTATTACGACCGCATGATGAATCGCAGCGACAATGGCTCACTGGATTATCTCAGCGACGAACAAAGCGAGAAGGAACTTGGCGAAGGATGGAGGCAATGAACGCATTGCATCGCTTCCTATTGAAGCACCGTCCGTTCTGCGAAATCTGCGCAGCTCCGGTTCCCTCAATGCGAATCATCCAGATCGACAACCGCAATTGCGCCGTATGCGATGCACACTTTCAATCTCATCATCCCTTGCGGGCTGGATGGGAAAAACGACAGCAACAAGAAAGACAGTTCCAAAATGACAGACCAAATTCCCCAAATGCAGTTAGTTGAAGCGAAGCATGAGCCGTCCGTCGGCATGATGCTCAGCGGATTGATCGAAAGCGTTCAGAAAGGCGAAACGACTCCGCAAACCGTAGAAGTCCTCAAGGGTATGATGGACCTCTACGAGCGCAATCAAGCCAAGGTTTCAGAGCGTGAGTTCAATCAGGCGTTCGCAAAGCTGCAAAGCGAACTCCGAAGCGTGAACGCAACACGCACGGTCCCCAATAAAGACGGATCGCCGCGTTATCGCTTCGCGCCTTTCGAGGACATCATGGAAGAGGTTCAGCCCGTGTTGGTCGCCAATGGTTTCTCGATCAGTTTCAATTCACGATTCATGGAAGGCGGCCGGATGGTTTCAATCTGCACCCTGCGCCACATCGGAGGCTTCTCACAATCGAACGAGTTTGCCGTTAGAATCGGCGGTGGGCCACCGGGAGCCACAGAGACACAGGCGGACGGCGCCGCGAAGACCTACGCCAAACGTGGCGCGCTGTGTGATGCCCTGAATATCGTTGTCGAACATGACGACGATGCGCGGATGATCGGACAACCAATCGGCAAAGCACTGGCTGAAGATTTAGAGAAGCGCGTGAAGGCAGTTGGATCAGATGTGGAAACCTTCCTGAAATATGCAGGTGCTTCCAAATTCGAGGATATTTCCGACGAGAAATGGGAAACGCTGGACGCCATGCTCAAGCGCAAAGAGGCGGCGAAGGCTGCTCGCGAAAAGCTGTCACCGGAGGGAGAGTGGAAATGAGGCGACCAACCGTTAGACAGTTGAACGATGTCCGATTCGTATGCGGGAACGGATGGGGAGACGGCGACATTCTTGAGTATTTCCCGCGCGCAAAAGACAAGCGCAGGGTGAGGCAATCTCTAATCTCATTCGAGAAGTGGATCGAGGCGTTACAGGGACAGGAATTTGAAAGTCCGATCGTATGAAAATCCACGATTGCAAACAGGGCGAGCTAGCTTGGGCAAAGCTCCATTTCGGAATCCCGACGGCCAGCGGATTAGACAATCTTCTCACGCCGGAGTTTGAACTGCGAAAAGGCGAGTTGCCGAAAACGTATGTGTTTAAAAAGGTCGCCGAGAAGTTGCAAGGTCGCCCGCTGATCGACTTGAGTGCGTCGAGTTTCATGTTGGAGCAAGGCATGATCGTCGAGGAGGAGGCGCGACCGTGGTATGCGCTCGAATACGATAAGAAGATTAAGCAAGTCGGATTCATCACGACCGACGATGGTCGTTTCGGTTGCTCTCCGGATGGTCTGATCGAAGGCGAGGATTTCGGCCTTGAAATCAAGTCCCCGGCAGCGCACACGCATGTTAAATATTTAGTCAATGGTGCGCTCCCCAAGGAATACGCCTGTCAGGTGATGGGATCGTTGTTCGCCACCGGATTCAAGAAATGGATATTCGTTTCCTACCGGCGCGGTTTCCCGGCACTCGTCCTTGAAATCCATCGTGACGAAAAAGCCATGTCGATGATCCGGGCGGCGATCAATCAGTTCCACGCCGACTTTGATCGCGCGATGGAGCGGATCTCAAACATCACGAAGTTGCGAGAAATGGAGGCGGCTTGAAAACAGACCAACCCAAACCCACGACAGGAGTAAAAGACTGGACAGTCCGAATGGGCGACGAAGGCAAACCCACGACAGGCGAATGGACGGTGGAGCAACTCAAATCATACTGGTTCGTAAATCCCAACGGTGTCGGATTTCTGGAAGAACGAAGGTTGCTTTGCGACATCACCACCGCACTCGACGCAGCCAAGAAAGAGGCATACGAACAAGGGAGGCAAGATGAAAGAAACGCAGAGAGGGGATTGGTATGAGTCAACATCACCCAAGTTGCAGAGAGAGCGACAAAGATTTGGTATGGTTGTGCGCTCAGTGCGGCGGTCACGAATCAGCCGACATTGACCAGATCATAGCCGCAGCACATCAACCAACGCTGGAAATGAGGCGTTGCAAACATTGTGGCAAGCGAATCGTGCAAGACACCGCAGGTCGAGGTTGGCGGCATGGATCAACGGGGCCATACAAATGCAGTGAGACTTATGCTACTCCCCGCAAGCGAGCGAAGGTGAAGGAGGG